ATGCCTAAAATCACTAGACCTTTAACAAATACAGAAGTAGAAAAAGCTAAACCTCAAGCCAAAGAATACACACTTACAGATGGATATGGATTGTTTTTACTTATTCTGCCTAGTGGTATTAAATCATGGCGTTTTAATTATGCCCGTCCTATCACTCAAAAACGCACTAAAATTTCTTTAGGAATTTATCCAGCGGTATCTTTAGCCCAAGCTCGTGCTAAACGAGAAGAATATAGGTCACTACTCGCACAAGGAATAGATCCACAAGAACACAAAGAACAAGAACAAAAGGCAGCAATAACCAAAATAGAAAATAGTTTACTGTTTATTGCTGAACGCTGGAAAGCCAAGAAAGCCCAAGAAGTAGAGGCATTAACGCTAAAGAAAAATTGGCGACGTATGGAAGCGTATTTATTCCCTGTCATTGGAAATATGCCAGTCAATGAAATTGTGCCTAAGATAGCTATTGAATCGTTAGAACCACTTTATAATCAAGGTAAAGGAGATACATTAAGACGAGTAATTAGGTTACTCAATGAAGTACTAAACTTTGCCGTAAACTACGGGCTAATTCCTTTTAATCCGTGCTTACAAATTAATGAGGTATTTAGTTTTGGGAAATCAAACAACAATCCCGCAATCAGCCCTAAAGAGTTACCAGAATTAATCAAAACGGTAATGTATTCCAGCGTGGCTATTCAAACAAAACTATTATTCCAATTCCAATTATTAACCATGGTACGACCATCTGAGGCAAGTAATGCAACTTGGTCTGAGATTGATTTAGAAAAAGCATTGTGGACAATCCCAGCTAAAAGAATGAAGAAAAGAAATCCTTTTGTGATTCCTCTTTCCTCTCAAGCAATCGCTATTTTGGACAAAATGAAAAGCATTGCTCCAAAAGGTGAATACGTTTTCCAAAGTTGGATTAAGTCTAACCAACCAATGAGTAGCCAAACAATTAATAAAATGCTTAGCGATTTAGGTTATAAGGATAAGCAAACCGCGCACGGATTAAGAACTATTGGGCGAACGTATTTAGCTGAGCAACGTATTGATTATGAAGTGGCTGAAATGTGTATTTCTCACAAGACGGGTACGCAAACAGGAAAGATTTACGATAGGGCTGATTTTCTTGAACAACGTAAACCAGTAATGCAACTTTGGGGCGACTATGTAGAAAAATGTTCTCCTAAATAACAAATAAAGTGTGCTGTGCGTAAAAATTTATAAAAATAGTCTTCACCTCGTCACAGTCATCATTTTTATTTATAAATCAATTAATTATGGCGTGAACACTTATTTTAAGTATTCACAACAAGTGATCACATAAACAAGAAAAGGGGCTATCTAGCCCCCTTTGCTTTCGGATTTCCTATTTCTTCATTACATCATTAAAGAAATCATTATAATTTTTGAAATGAATATTTGTTCTAACTCCCTCGTTCTTTTTCTGCTTTCTAAATGGATGTTCATTACCATGTTGCTTTATTGCCTGCTCAATACCTGCAACAAAAGTATTTAAACCAAGCTCTTTTAAATTGTATGCTGAAGCATAAGCTACATAAGCGGGGTAAAGGTGAGTTTGTATTCTATTATCTCCCATTGTTCGAGTACCAATATAAAGCCCGTCTAATGTTCTACTTGTAAAAAAGTAATTGAAGAACGCCGTTAAAACATCAGATTCCATTTTTACGGATAAAGCCTCTTCGCTTCTCATTTGCTCATTAAGGGCTTTCTTTGCCTCTTCAGGTTGAGTAAAAGCATTTAAGACTTTACGGATAATTCCACCCGCCTCTAACGTTACTTTATGGATAAAATCAGGATCTTTCTTTTCATCAGGTACGACCCTTTGAAAATCAAAAATAACCCTTCTTCTATCAACACCGCCCGCACGTTCAGTAAACCGACAAGGCTCATTATTGATAAGCATAATTAAAGCCGTGATTTTAGTGAAAAATGGCTTTTTATGCTTTGGATTAACCCGCAATAAATCACCCCCACTAATTGCTTTTAGTCCACCACCTTCGCCCGCATATTTTGATTGCTCAGGACAAAGAATGAGTGTTTTATTCTCAAACCCTTCTAAGTCTTTCGCATTGTCAAAATCTTCTAGCTTGGCGGATATGGTGTTTTGCTCACCCGCTAATAATGTGGCAATATGCGCGAAAACAGATTTACCGCTACCGCCTTTCCCCGTTAACTCAAAGAAAAGTTGCCAGTTATAGCGATTGGTTAAGATCGCATAAAGTGCGGCTAAAATATTACGCTGTTTCTTTTCACAACCATTCGCCACAAAGGATAACCAATCATCAAAATGCGGGGTATTTTGGGCGTGTTCATCATAATCATGAGGAATATAAGAAGTTAGCCAGTGATTGCGGTTATGTGGCTCAAACGCTAGCGTATTGCGGTTTAATACGCCATTGTTAAAAGCAATAAACTCATTAGCTTGCTCACCCATTCTTGGTAACTGTGCTTTTAATGTATTTAATAAACTATTGATAGTCCGATCACTATAACCTAGTTCATTTTCATCAAAAAAATGTACCGCTTTTTCTTCGATATCCTCTAGCTCTAGTTTATGCCAAGCCTGATTATCATAGTGGTAAATCTCACGACTACCACGCTGTAAAGCAAGATCTAGCCCTAACCATTGGGTAAAGGCTCTCGCTTTTTCATTCGTGCGATCGTTCTCCTTAATTTTGGGCGCTTTTTCTATTGTTTTGCTAACCATTTCCGCAGATTCAGCCACATCACTATCATTTCTTAAACGCTCAATATATTGGCTTAAGTTTTCGACTGTTTGCCCAAGCATATCGCATAGCAAAATTACTTTTGCTTTAGTATTTTTTGCGATATTTAAGCAAAGTGCGGTAATTTCTTCTCTAGAAAGCTCACCAAATTGAATCAGTCTAATATATTGTTGCTCTGGGTGAGCAATACGGATTTGAGAAATAACCTCTAGCTGTTTTTCACCTAAAATCACTGGCTTTTGCTTTGAATCATGTTGTAATGATTGGCAAAGTAAAAGCCATTCTTCGCCTTTACCTTTGTTCCAAGCACTCTCCGTGCCTTGACCAACTAGAACAATTAAATCACTCATAAAATCTTTTGGCTGATCTTTTAAGTATGGTGCTTTAGTTAATTTGCTCATTCACTCCCTCCGTAGAAATGCCATTTTCTAATTCAGCAATGCGCATGGATATGTTTTCCTGAAAATATGAAAAAGTATTAACAAGTGAATTGATCACACCATGTTTTAGTAAACCATCTATGATTTCATCATGAGTAAGCACTTTTACCATTTCTTCGGGATCTAATGAGGGCGGTCTTGGTGCCATTTTGAGTAAATGTTTATTAATGGTGCCTAACTCATCATGGAGGATTTTTAGCCCATTAAGTGATTCTAAAGGAAATTTGCCAAACTCTTCGGCTAATACATTAAGTGCCTCACCAAAATAAGGGTACTCTAAGCCTAGTTTTTGAGAAGCAATAGAAATAGCTTTGATTTCTATTGCGTTGCATTTGGAATAATCCATTGGTTTATCTAAATCTCTCGTCATTTTCTTATTCTCCCAATCCTTCTGGATTACTGATTCTGATTTCAGAATATAAGCCAGTCATTTTTAAATAGTCGGATACTTCACAAGCTTGAGCATAGGTAGGATATTCACCAGTAAAGGCAATCTCGCCTTGTTTATTAAAAACAGTGATTTCATAAGGGGAACGCTCTACTCTCAATGTTGAACCATAGACAAGCGGATCGTTATCCATTGCCTCACGTGCGATTTGTGCTGCTTCTTGGTGTGTTTTCCCAATGGCAATAATGAATGGTTGACCTTCTACGGTTTCATCTTCTCGATAAGTGATTACGCTGTATTTACGCATGATTGTCCCCTTTGTTTTCTTTTAATCCTTTTGTGACTTCTTTTTTAATTGCTTTTAGTGCATCGGCTGTGCCTTTGAAATGACCATTGCGGATATAATCTTTCGCAAAACTTAAATAAAACTCTGTTTTTTCTACTGCTTTTGCTAACTGCTCAAAAGAAGGTTGATATTCAGGTTTAAAGGCTTTTACGTTTTTTGATTTACGCATGATTCACCTCCATAGCAGGAGTAAAAACAATAGGTGTGCGTGAACGAACCGCTAAAAGTACGGTAGATTTTTGACTGGTTTTCATTGTGGGATTTCTCAATTGTTTAGTTAGTATATGTGTACCGCCCTTAGTAGGGTGCGATACGGTCTCAACTACCGCAATTGATCGGCTAACCTTATTCGTGCGATTACTCGCCTTATTTCGGTTTATCAACCGTACCGCAAATTCGATAAAAGAGACCAATCCAAATTTGGATAGTCTTGATTTGAAAGGAATTTGAGATAAAAAAATACCGCTTGAATAACGCTTGCGGTTAGCGTCAACTGATGTAGTACCTTGAATACTACAACGATTCCCAACGATTGACAAGCCCTCCTCTGTCTTAACTGGGATTTTTCCAGCAAACACTAAAACATAATCACGGGCTAATTGCTCACGTGCCTGTAATTCGCTTTCGGCTGGAATGCGGAGTTTATGAAGTTGATTAGATAGATCTGTGCGGAGAATACCTATAAAAATATAGGTAAACCCTGTATAATTAAGGTTAGCCATAGTCTTATCCTTAGTAAGATTGTTGGTTAGAACGCTCAAAAGAGGTGAGATGCTTTTGGGCGTTTGCTTTTTTTGTACTTTCTTGTTATGGTAATTACCATATAAATAACTATACATTGAGGTATATACCATGTCAACACCACAAAAAGAAAAAAGATCTCCACAATACCAAATGAGGTTAGCTGAGGAGTTTCGCCAACAATTAGAAGAACAAGCAAAAAAGGATGGTGATACAACTCTAGCAACTTGGATTAAGAGAATTCTGCGCAAAGAATTAGCATCGAGAGGCATAGAGCCTAAAGGTTGATTAATTGCTTTGTATTGATGGATAAATGATGTGATATCATTGATATTATTTAGTAAGTTGATAAAATATATTTGATTTAATTTCATATTAAATCTGGCGATTTTACATTTAGGCATATTTGTAGAATCCTTTTAAATCTTTGTATTGAATATCAGCAAGTGATAAGGCTCGACCGCATATCGAGCCTTTTTTTATGGCTTACTGCAATGTTATATTTGAGTCATCTAAATTAATGATTGGATTTTTTATTTCTAATGAATAAATAAGATCTAAATCTTGCTTTGTTACTAATAATGGAACATCGCAAGTGCTTTGCTTAAACGCCAAAATAGTAAGTAAAAGATCTAAGCAATCAATGCCATATTCATCACAGAAAAGTTTGTTTTTATCTAAGTTAAACTTTAAATAAAACACATCACTTTCTTCATCATATGACATCTCAAAATTTGGATAGACTAATTTTTGTGTAATAATTAAAGGATGTTGGTTTACTTCCTCTATTAATCTTTCTTCTATAATCACTTTGTTTCTCCTAATAGGTTGATGGCTCTTTGAATATCATCATCGCTAAATAATGGTTCATCTAAATAACGTTTATATTTCTCCTGTTGGAATTTCAGTTTTAAGTTATAAAGCCCAGCAAGTTTGTGGATTTGGTCGGCATCTTTCGGTAAGTAGCGGGTATAATGGCGACCCGCTGCGCTTTCCTCACGAACTCTCTCTAACTTCATATCCAAAGTACGTTCTAACTCGCTAACTTCATTGCGGGCATTAAGGAAATGAACTTCAAAATAAGATTCTTTTTCACTAATACCTAAATGAGGGTTACGCACTAATGCGAACAATACAGACATTAAACGAGTCATTAAGCACCTCGCATTGCTTTTTGTTGTTCAATCCACGCATTCACTTCCTCTAAATCCCAGCGGATAAAGTTGTCTGAAAAGCGGATTGGTTGAGGGAATTTACCAGCCTTAACCAGTAAATTAAGTTTGGTGCGGCCAAAGCCAACAATTTTGGTGACTTCTTTGCCTGGGATAAGTTTTTGGGATAGGGTTTGAGCCTCGCTCATAAAAAATACCTCTCGTTAGTTTAACTTTGTGGAGTAGTGTTCTATTCCGTGTAGTTGTTCGAACGAGAGGTATTAAAAAGGAATTTGGGGAATGACAAAATCTATATAGATCGGATTTAGATCTATATAGATTTTTAGTATTTATTTAATATTGTTGGCTTTAGCAAATTTATCTCTTAAATTGCTCTCAGTTAAGCCTGTGTAACCCGTGTATCTATCGGATAGAAATAATAATAATTCAGTCTGATCTTTAAATTTACCACTAGCTAATAATTCATCTTTTAATGCTTGAATAATATTTAGATATGAGGTTTCGGATTTACCACTGACTTCTTTGTTTTTACTTTCTATCTGCTTATAAAGATTTGCTAATTCGCTATTTTTAGAAGTTAATTGCTCTTTTAATTTCTGTAATTCATCTTGCTTGCTTTCAATATCAATAACAGAAAATAATTCTAAGAACTCAATCATATCTTTATGTAATATCACTACATCATCTAAATATAATGGCGTTCTATTTTCTTCAAAAGGTAAATGAAAATAGAAATGTTCATCTAAATTCATTCTTATATCATCAAATTCATCAATAAATCCTTGATCGTATAGCTCGGCAACATTATATTTCTCAAACATTTCACTTGACAAAGGAAAATAACCACAAAATAGAAGGTTATTGAATTTATCTAGTTCTCCCGTGTAAAGTTTAATTACATCATTTTCATCAAAATAACTTTCTAAATAATAATAGTCATTTAAAATAATAGTTAAGTCAAAATAGATATTATTTATCTTGATGTTTATTGTCTCAAAGTCTTTATTGTGAGTGATTTTTGCGTTGCTTTCTGACTGGCTAAACTGTAAGAAGATTCCCTCTTTTTTTACGCCCAAAGGGTTGTTAACATCTAATTCTTTTCGGTTTATACTCTCAACTTTTCTAAGTTCGCCATCAAGATAAACAGAAGCTTGTAAATCGCCATTTTGAATATATTCTAATAAATCTTTCTCTGAAATAGTTATATCATGGTTTAGTAAAATATATTTAACTGCATCACTAATAGAATATGCTTTTTTTGGTAAGAATTTTTGCGGTTTCATAAACGCCCCTTTCGCATTTTCCCTTATGATAGGAACGCACCAACAAGATAAGGTTTCTTGCTTTCGGGAGCTACCCTAGATGCGTTTGTTTTATTTTAACACTGAATAAAAACACAGTAAAATATCAAAAGGTATAGAAAATAGGTGATTATTTTTGTATAATTTCAATGCTACGATTTTTTGTAGTAGGGGAATAGCTAGACATTGCTTTACGTCAACTTCAGTAGATGATGTACCTGAATCGCTCCACGATTTAGCCATGTTGAGAACTCCTCTAAACGTTTTGAATTAAAGGCGGTATATACCGCCTTTTTCATTTCTGAATTTAGAGTTTTTTTAACTCTTGTATAAACCTTTCTTCTACAACTCTTGTCGCTTTTTCTATCCCTTTATTGCCACCCTTTTCCATATAATGGCGGCCTGTCATTTTCTTTGTACCAAATTCGACCATCCACCAGTAAAACGGATCTCGTTTATCTCGAGTATTTTCCCCAATCCTTGCCATTCGTTGACCTTTAGGGCGCATAACTCCCACCACCGTATAACCGCTTTTAGCGTTTTTTGCTATTCTTGTTTTAGAACGGATATTATTTTTTACTGTGCCTTTTTGTCTAAAATTAGTGCTTACACTCATGACTGGAACAAGGGGCTTTACTGTTTCTTTTAAAGATTTTGCCCCCGCATTTAATGCAATTCTCATTGGTTTTTTAAGCTGTTTAGTAAACTTTTTCTCTAGTTTATCCATATCCTTTAATGCTTTGTCTAACCCTAACATTTTTATCATAACTCCACTCCATTAAATTCTTCTAATACTCTCTGATGTTCTTCGGATAGCTCAAAAATTAAATCACCATATTCAAGCTGATAGGTACCAAAGGACATTAAAAAGGCTATTGCGGGGTCAATCTTATTAGCAGCCTTTTTCTTGTTTGGCTTAATGTTGGCGTTAGCATCAGTTTCCATTACCACGTTGGATAATGCCCACGCTAAAACAGGATCGCCATTGTGTTCTATCACTTGGCGATTAATTAGCACCTCTGCGGATTTTGCCACAGGGCTAAAACGTTGATAGGTTTGCGGGAATGGCTCAACTTCTAAGCCTGCACTTTGTAACTGTGTTCTAAGGTGTGTGGCATTCCAGACATCAAAGCCAATCATTTTGATATTAAAGCACTCGGCATCTTTTAAAATATCATCTCTGATTTTGTCATAATCAATGCAATCGCCCTCGGTAATATGTAACCAACCTTGGCGCATCCATTGGCGGTAAATGGCTCTGTTTTTGTTGGCCACATTATTAAGCTGATATTCAGGTAAGTAATGACGAGTAACTAACCGCACTTTTTGACCTTGCGGGAAAGTGTAGCAAATACTAGTCAGGTCATTAGTTGAGGATAAATCTAAGCCCATATAACAATCCTGATGTAATAGGCTACTTTCCTCATAATCCCGTTTACATAACGCCCAACTGCCTTCACTTAGCCAAGGGGTTGTACCTTGGCACCAAACATTAAAGCGTTTCGTTAACATTTCCACCCATTCGGACGGTATGCCACGAGCTTTTTTAATCGTATTCTCAAAATCAATTTGGGGAATAGATTGATTAATATTCGGGTTAGCCTTGATCCAAGTATCAGGATTATCTATTTCACTTTCATCGTCTAGCTCAAAAATCAAAATAAAAATGCTGTCGTTTTTCTCGTTACCTTCAAGAATTTGTGAGCAATAGTCATAATGCTGTTTACAAGCTGAAATGGTGTTACTTCCTGCGGTGGTAATCGCAAATAGAAGCCCTTCTGGTCTTGCCCCTTGTCCTAATTCTAATGCACTGTAAACGCTGTTATCTGCGTGTAAATGATATTCGTCCACTATCGCAAGACTTGGGTTTGTGCCTTCAATCGTGGAAGATTTGGCGGCTAACGGTCGCATAAGGCTATTATTTTGTGGATAGATAAGTTTATGCTGTTGGATCTGTACTCGTTTTCTTAAAGGTGGTGAAAGCAAACACATTTGGCGGGCATCATCAAACACAATACGAGCTTGATCACGGCTTACCGCTGCGGTGTAAATATCTTGCTGGCCTTTTTCCATCACTAAAAACCAGTTAGCTAAGACGGCTGCAACGGTAGATTTAGCATTTTTTCTTGCCACTTGAATATAAGCAGAGCGGTATTTTCTAAGCCCTGTATCTGTATGCTTAAAGCCTAGAATATTCGCAAATAAAAAGACTTGCCAATCACTCAAGATAATTGGTTTACCGCGTAAATGTCCCTTGACATGCAGACATAATCGAGAGAAAGCCAAAAATTGATTAACGATTTTTTCATCAAAATAATAATCAGGATTAGTTAAATCTTGAAAATAACGCTCAACGGCTAACTTCACCTTTTTACAAGCAATAATCTCACCGCTTTTTACTTTCTCTGCGTAGTCGTGCCAAATACTCATTACAATGTTAAAAGCTCATCTATGGCATCCACGCCCTCAATAGTGACGGGGTTCTTTTTACGGCTTACAGGATCGAACCCAAGCAACGTGGACATTTTAATCATCACTTTTTCGGCATCTGCTTTAGCAGAAAGAGCTGGATTGCGTGATTGTGTACCTTGGCTGTTGATAATAACAAAGCCATTTTTCGCTAAATCTGCCACAGAATGGCGCCAAATTGCGTAGTTTTCGCAATAAATCTCAAGATTAGTGAGATCTTCGGGCATAATATCGCCACGCTCTGAAAGCTGTTTAATACGGGCTTTCCATTGGCTTTTAGCAATATCATCCAAGAAATCAGGCGTTTTATAGGTTTTCTTTCTCGTCATTTGCTTTCCTTATTTTCTAAAAAATTGCCTTGCGTAAAAATTTGATTGGGGGGGCGGTTCTGACGGCTTGGACATTTCTTTCCAAAACTCCCCCCACCCGTTGTAATCCATTGATTTTAAAACAATCCTTAAATTTGAGTTTTGTATGTTATTTGTTCAAGTGTTGCGATAGCACAACGATTTACTTCTTCGCGCCATAACCACGTTTATCTATGACCCTCGTTTTATAGCTGTGGCAATCTCGGCATAAAGCTTGGTGATTGCTTTCAATCCAAAACAACGGATCAGCTTGTCCATTCTCTACGGGTTTAATATGGTCAATTACTGTGGCTGGCGTATATTTCCCTTGTGCTAAACACATCACACATAAAGGATGTTGTTTTAAATATTGGAGTCGGTATTTACTCCAGTTATGATCGTAACCACGCTTGGATGCACTTACTCGGTTATCCTTTGGTTTATGCTCTTCACATCGTCCAGATTTCACTTTGTTTCTACAACCTGGAAAGGTGCAACGCTTTAATGGTTGATAGGGCATGATATTCCTTAGTAAACACAAGGCTCACGGTACACATCCCATAATGATTTAATGGTCATAGGTGCTGGATTTAAGTTAGCAACATCTGTTACCGCTTCTCGATTTGCGTAGAGGTAGGCGATATACATCAAGCATCCAACCTTAATTGATTGGTTGAAGGGAATAGTTTTATCTGTTACCTCATCGCTAAAGGTTTTACCAATATGGCGTTGTGCCACTTCTAAAGCGGTTTCCGCATAAGCTCTTAATAAGTCATCATCTAAATCAAACTCATCCGCTAGATTTAAATGCGCTTTGATTTCCTGTAACTTGATTAAGTTATTAATATCCACCATGTGCCTCACCGTCTTTACACATAAGTTGTAATTCTCTATGTTCTTCTTTGCTGTCAATCACTGAATAAATATCTAAATATTTATCACCATATTTAATCCGCATTTTTCGCGTTACTTCAGGCATATAGCGGATACGAATTCGTGTAATATTTTCACCTAACTGAAAAGGGCCACTAAAATATTCTCTCCCTTGTAAAGGTTCGATACTGGCTCGCACCGTGGCAACATCTTCCCAATAAGGAGTACGATGCCCGTAGGTGTTGCTTTCTCTTTCTTTTTCATAATTACGCTTTTGTAAGGTAATTACTTTGTTATATAGTCCCGCTCTAATCATCCGCGCCATGTCCACCACCTTTTTTTACTTCTACGGTTTGTTTCCATGCTTGGCTAAACTCATCACCACCCACATAAGGCGCAAGTCCCTCACGTCTGCGGACTTCGTTAGGATTCATGATCCCCGCCTTGATCGCAGTATCGTAACTATTAAAGCGATCGTTTTGGCTTGTGCGTAACAAGTCGCTTGTATCAAACTCAATTAAATAACGTTGTTTACTTTGACGAGTCACATCCACCATCAACGCATCTTTTAATTGCTGTTCAAAGTTAGTGAGCCACGGTCTTAAAGTTTGTGATAAAAACGCACGGCTTGCCTCGCTAAAATTCGAGTAAGTCGAGTTGGAGTAATCTTGTAAAAAGATTGGGCTAATGTTGTAGATACGGGCAATATCAGAAATGGTAAAGGTTCGACTGGCTAACCATTCGGCATCTTGGTTAGTCATGCCTAATTGCTTATATTCCATTGAGCCTTCAAGTACAGGCGTTTTACCCGCATTTTTTGCCCCTTTGTAACGCTCTAACGCTTTAATGGCTTTTTGTGCTTTTGCCTCGTCTAACCATTCGGAGGTTGTAATAAGTCCACTCGCCATCAAGCCATTTTTCATCACGGATGCACCGTGCTTTTGTTGGGCAATACCTAAGCCCACCGTTTCACGACAAATGGCAATCGGAGAGCGACCCATAAAGCCATCAAGTGATGAATGGCGTAAGTGTAAGATTTCATCCTGAAGGTAGTTTTTTACTTTGCTATTCAGATCGGTGATTTGATAAATGTAGTCACCTTTTGGATTTCTTAAAATATTCACCGCACTAGGTTGATAAGGAGTAAGGCTAATAGGTTGCCCCGTTTTATCCCATTCAATCACGGCATACGCATTACCCGTTAATAAACAATGGCGCATCATCGTATATTTAAACTGGTAAGGGGTTTGACTGCGGTTTGGCATTTCATTTAACAGAAAATCCACAGGATGATCAAAAACACGCTCCCGCCCATCTTGTTTTAACTGATATAAATAACAAGGCATAGCGGCAACCGCCTCAGCAATCACCGTAACGGCATTCATCACTGCGGGTAAACTTTCTGCGGTAGTCGGGGTAACAAACTCCCCCGCCCCCGTATTTGCCACGCCCATATAAGAGAGTAGCTCCTCAATGGTTAAGCTGCTGCGCTGCTCTGTTTTCTTTTTAAATGGCCACATATTACAACCCCGCTAATTCAGCCCAACGATCTAAAAGTGCGGTCGTTTTCGACTGTAATTTTGCTTTTGCCTGTGCCATTGAACGCTGGGCAATCTGTACGTTACTTTCAGGATAAGCGGGAATACTGGTTACGGTAATTTCCACCAGCTCCGCACTGGTAACAATGCGTTGGCAAGGGGTAAGATCAAAATTCCAGTTTTCAGCCTTCGCACGAAAACCAAAGGACATCCCTGTAATATCACCACGTTTTACACTGACTAATAAATCTTTACCTAAACTGGTTTCAGGCGGGGTAAGTTCAAAGCGTAAGCCTATGCTATCCTCTTCAAGTTTTAAGGTGTTGGCTTGAGTTCGTCCTAATAACTTAGTATGGTCATGCTCAAATAGCGCACGCACATCCGCACCGCTAGATAAAGTTTCACTAAATGCCCCTTGGGCAAATTGCTCGACAAACTCTCCCCACATTAATTCACTTGGGCTATTCCATTTCACCACATAACCAATCAATTTTTCATTCTCTGTACTCAGTTCTGATGAGCGGATTTCAAAATCTTTATTCATAGTTTACCTCTAACAAAAAAGGGCTAAATTAGCCCCCTTTTGTGTGTTTCATTAAGCTAGGGTTTCGATAAACTTAATCGCATTGCTATCGACTACGCCACCGCCCAAATATTTATCGGTGTGGACTTTATAAAAGCCTGGTTCAGTAAGATTATCTGGTCGAGTTCTTACGCCTGTTTCATGATCTACAATGAAGTAACCACGTTTAAAATCACCAAAGCCAATCACGGCTTTATTTGCTCCACTTGCTGGCATGGTTTCTAAGAAATACACAGGACGTCCTAAAAGCGTAGAAGGCGCATCTACGGTTAAACCATCACGCCAAACAAAATCACCATTTTTGTTTTTCAGTTTTTGAAGTGCTGCGGCAATGGTTGAGGACATCACCCAAACGGCATTTTTACGATATTTGCTGTGTAAGGTATAGAAAAGATCGATAAGGGTATCGGCTATGATTTTATCCGCACTTGCGACTTCGATTTTTTGAAGTTCGCCAAACGTACGCGTTTTATCTTCTGTGGTTGAGCGGGTATATTGCAACAATCCTTTTGCTTTTTTGCTACCATCGCCCGCGGTTAAGTCCGCCTCTTCAGTTTCGGTAAAACTCTCACTGATTTCATCCGTTAACCAGCCTAGAATATCAATGGATGAAAAATCCAAGATTTCTTGCGTAGTCTTTGGATAAGCGTAGATTGGGTTTAAAGCAATACTGACCTCATGTAACTTAGGTGCATTGGTTGCATTACGGGCTTGACCTTCATCACCATGAGCCACCACCGCACCACCAGCGGAAACAAGCTTTTTATACTCTTTCGCCCCTACAGGTAAGCGAACCACGTTACAGATTTGACGCATCACGCTATCATCTGTTAAACGTTTCATCACTTCCTTATCAAGTTGAGGGATAACAGAATAACCACCATCATCTTTTGCGGTAGTAGAAAGGGTATTTGTACGCAATTCACCTGTTTTAATGTAATGACGTAACTCATCATTACTTAATTGTGCCTTGCCACCTGTTTCCACTGGTTTCCCACCTTGTAAACCTAAACTGCGTTCTTCATCAGCAACAGTTTCGTAACGTTCGATTTCCTCGGACATTTGTTTTACCAAGTCTTTTAACTTGTCAAACTTACCGCTTTCCTCTTCATTCAAAGAGCGGTTTTCTTTTTCAGCATTTTCTAATAACGCGCGCATTTCGGCAGCGTGTTCTGCCTTTTTCTGGCGTAACTCTAATAATTTTTTAAACAT